GGGTATGCTTGGTTGTGGAAACAGGCTCAAAAAAATCGAACGGCATTTTCTTTCCTTTCGATGTATTGCACTTTACACAGGCGCAAACCAAATTATTTTCCGAATCATCTCCGCCTCGAGCCACCGGCAAGACATGATCCACAGTTGTACTGTTCTCTTGTCCACAGTAAGCGCAGATACCTTGATCTCTGGCAATGATTCGCTTCCTGATCTTTTTCCATTGTGTGCTGTTCTTGGCTCTTTGCGATGAGTATGCCATCAATGCCACCCATGCTTTCGCCAATGAGCCAAAGCTCCATTGCATATCTTGCCTTGATACCGGTGATCGATATATCGCAATGTCCAATCAATCATGCGAAAGCCATCAAGGTTTCGATACTTAGTGTTTCGCATCTGGCCTAAGCCAAAGTGATTGCCATTGGGATTGATTGCTTCCACACGCCAATTGCTTTCTTTTGTGATCAATGTGTTAAAGCATTGAAACTCTTTGTAATTAACAATCCTTGAGTGTGCATAAAGCTTCAATGAATCAATTGATGGTTTAACTTCTTTTGCAGCTGTTGCCGGTGTTGTGCCAACAACACACAGCACGGCCAATAGCACCATACATCGCGCCCGAGCTATCCGGCACACCGGCTCGTCTGCGAGTCTGGAGCGTACCAACGCTGTCAAACACCGAGCGTAATCTTGGGCGATTCCAACAGGTTTCGCACACCTGTGGATAAAGCCTGTGGATAACTTATTCATGACTTACCCCATCCAGTACCTTTAAATACAGCTGCAACATTGCTCCAAATGCGTGTCATTGGAATCGCACAGACCATGCAATTGCCAGCATCGACATCGCCATCAGTATCAATTGCTCGGTTGATGATTGCCATTGTGCCGCATTGATCACATTTGAATTCATAGGTTGGCATCAGATAGCTCCTGAATCCTTGCATCATCAACAATCTTGATCCCAAATGTCCCACATCCCATGCATTGGGCAAACCACTCATGCTCTGTCAGCTCGGCACCTTTCTTGAGGCCATGGCGTTGCTTTGCTTTGCCGTAAAGCTTTTTGCAAATTGAACAATCAAATTGAAGGATGTGCATAATTGCTCCTCATAAGTGTTTCGATAGGTTGCAAATTGATTTGAGGCACGCTCCAATTGTTTTGTGATGCGTTTCGATAGCGTGGTTTTTTTGCTACCGCCACCGGCATCCAGCCAACAATGTGCATCTTTGGTGCGTTGCCTGTAACCAATACGGCAATGTCACGATCATGTCGATCTGATTCCTGAATCCACAAATTGCTGGCCGGATTGGCTGACCATTTGACTTCAATGTGTTCGCCCACATCGGCTTTTGACTTATCCCATGTGATACCGGGTGTGTATTCGTAACCCAATCGCTTGGCCACAACTAGCTCGGCCAGCATTGACTCGCCCATCTGTGCTACATACTCAAACCATGACAGGTTTTTCACAATTCGTGAGCTGTGATCAGCTGATCGATCATGGCAATGTTGAATCGCTGCAATCATGCATTGCACTTCCTCAATGCGGTCGATCATCGGCAATCACCACAAAACCAAATGATGTTATCTTGCTTGTCATAGCCTTTTTGGTAGCCAAAGTGATCCAATCGCCTTAGCTGCGAGCACTTGTCACATTGCTCGATTTTGTATTCCTCAACAATTTCGCCATTGCACATCAACCGAGCTTTCATCTCTTGAGGATAGATTATTTCAACAAAGTCGCTCATACTTGTGGCTCCCATTTTCCGGTTGATCGTAAAACATACCAACGCGGCGTGCATTGATTTTCTTTGGTTTTCTCGCTGCAAAAGTAGCCGCCCCATGATTTCGGTGCATCGGGCTTGCTTTGATTCCAACGCATTGCGCCATGTGAACACGATGGCACGGCATCTGGAACCCATTGAGAATCCTCTGATGATCCAAATGATGGTGTGCCAGCTTGTTCAGCTTCTCCAGCTGTTTTGTAACTTGGCACATCGCCGTGCTTGGTTGTCCAATAGTCATAATCAGCTGCCGGCGTTTCACTCTTTACCATTGCCATGACCTCTTTGGTGGCCTTTTCTGTGTTGCCCATAACTAAGGCCATCACGCGCATCAAAGCTGATGTGCAAGTGTCCTCAATCATCCAGCGTTTCATTTTGTCCGGATAAGCTGCAAGATAGCCGTATGCATAATCAATGCCAGCAGGTTGAGTTTCCTCTTGATTGCGAAATGCCTTAGCTTGTACGAGTACATAGCCTTTTTCTGCATTGAATTCAATGATGTGAGCTTCTAATCGGCCTTGAGGATATGTGGCAATCCATCGATCTGTGCGATCTTTGTTGCCTTCGTAACCATCCATAAAAGCGGCCATCATTTGGCCTTCCGATCAGCTGAAACGGCATGGCGTGCCACGGCTCGGCCTCTTGTATAGCCTTGTCGCTCGCCTTCTCTGAATCCCACCGAATAAGACATGACAGCCCACAAGGCTCCACCGATCAGACACATGATCACAATTGATGCTTCGTTCACTTTGTTGCTCCCGATTCTGGGAACCGCGTATCAGCTCCCGAAATAGAGAGTGACAGGCAAAACCGACAAATTCAAGAATCACGCTCAAATCATGGCGTGTCGCTACCGCCTAAACGGCGTTCAATGCTTTTTTCGTACTCCGATTTTGTAGTCTTGTCTTTGAGGCCGTTAGATGCTAAAACGCCACCCAATGACCCGGTGAGAAAAATTGCCAAAGTCTTGAGCAGATCAATGAAAGCTGCATCATTGGGAGCTTGTGCCCCAATTGGCTGGGTTACAAAGATCAATGCATATGTGATCCCAAGAGTTACAATTAAAAATACAAATGACAAAACCGCGCCGATTAAAAACATCAACCGCGCTTTAATTTCCTCTTGGCTTAAACGATCTTTATTTTTCGAGGCCATTGCCAATCACATCCTCTGTACATGTACCTGTGACCTTGCATTGAGGTTTTTGGCACTCTGGTTTTTCCCAATTCTCAAACTCTTGGCATGGATATCTGATCCAACCTTGATAACCACACCCGGCAAGGCTTAGCGAAAGGATCAAAGCTAAACCTGCCGCATGTAGTTTCCGGATCATTTCCCCGTTGAACCGAAAGCTTTGTCAGCTGGGTTGAGCCAACGCAAAATGACAGGCACAACAGCTGCCACGCCACCCATTGCCATTGCTTTGATGTCTCCACCGGCCATGTAGACGGCCAATGCAGCTGCTAGATATGAGCGACCCCATGAGGCCGCAATTGCTTTTGCTTGATCCATTATTTCTCTCCTTTTGGTCGATCCGGTAATTCACCGGAAAATGGCTCATAAGTAGGTCGGCCGTAACCGACAACAAATGAGCGTGCTCCCAAAGCTCGTGATTTGACCATGACTTCTCCACCATTACGCTGATCTCCACGGCCTGATGTGTTGCCTTCGATAGTCACAATTTGTTTTTCTGAACAGCGAATTACCAATCCAATGTGATTGATGATTGTCTTGTCATCATCGATAAAATCAAAAAAAACAAAATCACCAATCTTTGGTGTGGTGTGCCATTGCTTGGTTTTCTTAAATGCCTCAGCTCCGGCACGCGTGCTGACCACATTGGGCACCTTGACCCCGGCTTGATCAGCACACCAATTCAAAAATGAACCACACCACGGCAGCTTGTCAGCTTTCATGTGCTTGCCATACTTTGTCTCATTGTTGCCGGTTTCAGCCGTGCCCACCTCAGCGAGCGCAACCTGAATTAAACGCGGCAATGTGCCTTGTGGAAATGTCACGACAGCAAAAGCCTTGCTTCATCAGCTGTGATGCCTAAGCGATCCAAAACAGCTTGCTTTTGAGTTTCAGCCGTGTCAGCTGCATTTTGATCGTTGAGCTTTACCTGCTCAATTGCTGCATCAATTTGTGCTTTTGTGGGTGCTGTGCCTTCAATTGAATACCACTCAATAGTTGCATAATCATTATTTGTGATAACAAATTCGCTTTCTGGCTTAAGCAATCTAATTGCATCGACTAAAAGTTGTGATTGTGTTTTCATCATGCACCTATTTCCAAAAGCATCATGGTTGATGTTGCTGTATTTTTTTGCGCTGTGATTGTAACTGTTGGCCCACCAGGCTGTTGTGAACACGCAAATTGTGTTTTGTAGGTGGTCGCACTTGTGGTTGCTGGCGAGTCTAAATAATTCACCGGCACAACACCATCGAGCTCAATGTAAGTTGTTCCAGACGCATAAACCTCAACACCAAACATTTGCTCATTAGTAGAACCGCCGATTGTTAATACTGTCGTGGCTCCCCGCACCAATCTCAATCTGGAATATTGTCCGCCGGATGATCGATCCACGGCCAAATTCTGTGTTGCTAAAACCATCACTTTTGATGTTGCCGAACTTGGAGTAATACTTAGGCTCAATGTGGTATCAGCGTAAGTTGTGGTCGTGCTTGTTGTCTGGGTAGTTGTCGAACCATATACCACCTGCAAAACCTTGCCGGGAGCATTTGCCCACACAAAATCCATATCTGTGTTTGTGTTCTTTTTTAAGAATTGGCCAGCCGTGCCGCCTTTGAGATCAGCCAACGATGTATCAACCGCCTGACCAAAAACCTCAAAATCAGCTGGCAAATCTGTGACCAAATCCGTGGCCGTGGGCATTTGCCAATTAAAATTGCTCGTTGGATTACTCATTTTTTCTCCTTACGCCACAATTGTGGCACTTATCCAATCCAATGTTGGATTGATTGTGTTCCATTGTTCTGTTATCGGCACATCGTTCCATCGCATGGCTTGCAATGAGAAAGCAATTGGCGAAACAATCATTGAAACGCTTACCTGATTGTATCTGGCCGAAAATGTCCAGCCTTCAACAAAACCCAAAAAGTCTCCGGAATTCATGTTGAGCGGCAGATTGGATATATTGACCGGCATACCCATGAAAACACCGATCAAAGAATCACGATCTTGATCATCTATTTCTGGATTTGTCAGCTCAAATGTGATGTTTCTAAAATTGTATTGTGGATAAGCTCGCAAAGATAAGTAAAACGCCGCTTGATCCTCGGCATCGCTGGCATTGTGCAATGTTGTGGAAATAATTTGAGCCAATTGGCCGTAGGCATTGATCGAGGCTGTATCTTCGGCCGTTTCTTCCGCAGATGATGTTGCGCCATATTTCAAAACGATTCTGTTTCGTACATCTCCGGCGCGTTGCTGAATACTCAATCCAGATGCATCAGCATGATTTGCCGTTAGATCGACATATCCATTGAGGTTAAGATAACTTGATCGATGGGTGCTGTCTGCATAGCTAATTTGACCCAATGAATCCTCGTAAATATATCCCAATCCGGATGTGGCCAAAGCTGCGACAAGAGAATAAACATCCGTGGTGTCAGCTGATCGAGCCGCCAATTCGTAATTGCCCGGGCGATCTATTGTGCCTAATCCAGAATTTTCGGCATTTTGCCATTGAACTGTCGGATCATAGGTAACCCACTCAAGAGCTTGTGGCACCTCTTGCCATGAGTCGAATAACACCTCTTTCAAGACTTCGTAGATTTGATCGCCATCAAACTCTTTTGATAAAACACCTTCGGTCAAAGCTTTTGGCAACCGAGCCAAAGCACCAAGCGCGATTATCTTAATTTTTTGTGAATAATTAACCGAGCCAATTTCAGCAACCGAAATCTCAACATCAACTACTGAACCGCCAAAAATCGGCACAAATGTAGCTGTTGAATCTTGCAATTCAATGCTCAGCGAATCATTGATCCCAATTGGCACATTTGATTGGTCAAGATTAATAATTTCAAGATTTGTATATCCGGCTTGTGCCTGTTCGTAGATATTGGTACGGCCGCTTGTTATCGTAAGATTGGCCAAAATGGCGGTTTGGTATTGCACACCGCCAATAGTCACGCGCCAAACAGGATTAAAAATGGTCATTAGATTGCAACCAAAGCTCCAGCACCGCCTGTGCCGCGATAGTAGGAATCGTTGAGTGTGTCCACAATTGTGCGAGCTGTGCCTTCCGGATCAATTGCTCCAGTTACATTGACATTGATCGTCGTGCCTGAAGCGGATTCTCCTGCGCGGGCTGAACCAGCATTGAATGAACCAGCGACCCCACCCGATGTCAATGCGCTTGCAGCTTTTGCAGCTGCGGCAACCGCGCTTGTCGTGCCACCTGTTGAACCTCCAGTAATACTTGAACCGCTAATAGTTGGCGGCACAAATCCAGCCGGTGGAGCAAAACCGGTTGCAAATGGTATCGATCCCGTAAATGCTGCATCGGCTGATGCATCAGAATCATCAAAAATCTTTGTGGCTCCATATATAGCCGCTGCAATTCCAGCGGCAGCTGCTAAACCAAGAAAAGGATTGGCAGCAAATCTCGATGCAATTGCCGCCGCCAAAGCTGTGTTTCTAAGAGCTGCATACGCTGCCGTGAGTGTTTTGATCAAAGCAATTGTGCCTTGAACGGCTGCGGCAATTTTTGATGCCAAAAAAACAGTTGCAATGACTCCAGCCAAAACCAATAATTCATCTTTAAAATTGATGACAGTTTCAATCAATCCTCTAACTCTTTTGCCCCACGCAATGGCCGTTTCCTGAGAGCTTGTCAAACTTTGTTCTAGTCCATTGGAGCCTGTTAGACCATCGACAAAGCTTTGAACCACGGGAACGACTTCAGTTAAGATATATTCAGTTAAAGCTGTAATTGCTGGCAATAAAGCCGCTCCCACTTGCTCTTTGGTTTCATCAATAGCAATGGTTAATTGCCGAAACTTGAATTCAGCTGTGGTTGATTGATTTTCGATAAATCCATCAAATGTTTTGTTGAGCAATTGTTGAGTTTCATCAAATGACAATGTTGCCAATGTTGCCTTGTCGATGCCAACACCCAATTTTGTAAGAGCTGTATTTGATCCTTCAAAACTTTTGGCAACAGCATTTGTGACAGCTTCCAAAGGCTTACCCGTGGCCGCTGCGATTTCTTGGCTCAATGTCAATAATTCTTGAGCTTTGGTCAAATCTCCTGTGGAGCGCAATAGGCGCGATAAAGCCGGGCGGATTACATCATCGGTTGTGGCCGTGGCAATACTTTGTGCCGAAACATATTTATCGATGCCAGCAATCTGCTCAGCTGTGGCATTGGTCGTATTGCGGATTGTTTCCTCAAGCT